CCACCGCCTCCAGTAGAGCCTGACGTTGCATTTCCTGTGTTTGCTCTTTGAGTTCTAATTGCTTGTCTATTAGTAAAGCTGTACCCTGATTCACGATTTGGTAGACTGTGAGTGTGTGAAGGTATTTGATTGGTAGATAAAGTAGTATTTCCCGCTGACAAATTATGATTGTGCGAGTGGTTAGGAGTACTATGTGTGTGCGCTCCTCCAGTATGAGTGTGTGAAGTAGAAGGCGGTGAACTTAGCCCATGTGTACCACCAGTACCTCCACCAGTACCACTTACTACTCTTAATGCTTTATCATTATTAGTGGTACTTTGAGTCCAGCCACTAGGTGCTGACGCTTGATAAAATACCATTACAACGCCACTATCAAATTCTCCTGCTGCGGCTGTTGTTTGTGTTGTTGAATCTGGAAAAGTTAAACCAGATGATGTAACCGAAGTTGCCATTTTAAAAATCTCCTTTGCTTAAGCTTTTATACTTTATTATTTAAAATTCGAATATATGATAATTATATCAAAATTCACCAAAAATGTCAACCACCATTTTTAACCTCCTAAGTTTAGAACGTAATCTCTGAAGCTACAAAAGTGTAGAGGGCATAGCGTAAAGCATCCGCCATGTGAGATGCAGAATTATGTAAAGGTTTTTCAGTGATTAAGTTTGGATTTGGATTCCATTGATATTGGTCCAAAGCCATAAGGGTATGTGTGCAACGTTGATCTACGATGAGTCTGTCATTGTCTATAATAGCATCGACAGCGGATATGCCATCCAGTACACTCTTAGTTGCATTGATAGTCGAAATATCGTAGTTCTGAGCTAAATCGTATCGCATTTGTTGAGCTGCGGAATCGATATAGACTGCGTCAATGTCATAGCCTTCAATCATTTCTTGTATCACCGCAGCATGTTCCTCTGTCGTACGTTCTGCGTGCAAGTACTCATCTATCACATAATACAGTTCCGAGTCCCAGTCATATGCAATAACACAAAATGCAGTTGGATCACGATAACCAACGTCTAAGCCGGCGATTACATCCATACCATCGGTCGATAACTGAGATAAATCCGCAACGCATTTTTCATAATTGAAGTCCCAAACTTGTCCTTCAAAAGTATTAAAGTCTGCCATATACTCTTGATTGAACTCAGCTTTTGACATTGCGTGTCTAGCTTCATCAATATCTTTTTGCGATACACGAGGATTTTCATGGTATGTAGCACGAATCGACACCCAGTTATTGTATTCATCATTGAATCCTCTTTGATAAAATTCTGAAAACCAGTTATTTCTACCACGAGGTGTTGATATGAAAATACATTTACTGTTTGGCTTGTCGAGTGTTGGTCTTAGTGCAACATTGAAGGCATCCATACCACCGTCACCAAGTGCTGCTTCATCAAAGATAATGAGATCGTACGATCGACCTACTGTACTATCTACTTGATTTACAGAACCCATTCTAATTGTACTACCGTTCGTTAGTTCGATGACCTTATCTTTCGCATTATCACGTTGTACTTCAAGGTCAAACTTCTTGATGAGCTGTCGTTGTAATTCAAATGAAATTTGAGATAGCGAATAGTTTGGGCTCATAATAAGTACATTAGTATTAGGTACTAATGCAGTAAGTTGCCCAATTATATTTGCTATGTACGTTTTACCCTGACGGCGAGAAAGAGCTGCTACAACGAAACGATAGTCAGGGTTGTTGACTGCATTAATTAATGCTGTTTGTGACCTAATAGGTTGTACGCCTAATAGCTCCATATAACCTAAAATAGGTAGTTTGATAAATCGTTCGTCTTTTGGGTATTCGATAATCTCGTCTGGAGATATATCGTCTCTGCTAATTTCTAGCATCTCTTCTCCGAATAGAAAGCACCCCGAAGGGTGCTAAAAGTTATTTTGTTAAAATTTTGTATAGTACCGCTGCAGCTACTAAACCTACTAGTCCTTGTGAACCTAGCTGTGCGATGATACCAGTAATTGAACCAATAACATCTCCACCTACAAATGGGACTACAGAACCAAAGATAATTTGTAGTACGATTGCTAGTGCGATTAAAGAAATACCAATTCCAGTGGCTTCTTTCATCCACCCTTTAATTTGTTCCATCATAAGAAATTTTCTCCTATTATGCTTGTCACTCACGACAAATTATAATTATACCGAAAATCTCAAAAATGTCAATATTAAATTTG